TTTTCAATTCCAAATATGAAATAATTTATTATTTGATAATTATTGAGTTCCTCAAATCTTCACGATAGTTTTTTGGATTCAATTTGTACATTAAGCTAATTAATGTTTTAGTGTTAACAGTTTCACCATTTTCCATAAAAAGAGCATTTCTTTCTTGGATTAATTTTTTACCTGAGTTCAGGTAGTTAAAAAGGGATTCTTGTTTTTTTGTCATTTTTATATTGTTTTCCATATCATTAATATAAGCAATATATTTTAGAATTCCAAATATAAAATAGAGGAATACAAAAAAAAGGAGGGGTTAACCTCCTATCAATTTTTTCTGTGCGTAACCATTGAAATCTCGCAATCGATTCATCCATCCCCGACCAAAATGTTGGAACGAAGAGAGAGATGCTAGGAAATTACATCTGTGGTTAAAAGATTCATTGTATACACGCTTTTCTCCAAGCTTGTCAATTCTAGTATTCAATGCCTTGATTGTCTTAGGTCCAATTACTCCATCAACTCCTAGTTCGCATCCTAAATCATTAAGACAATACTGAAGTTGCTTAGATGCTCCCCTAACTCCTGAACCCCATGCGAAATCAACCCAAAACTCTGCAATCAAATCAGAGATAATTAGGTCAGCTTTCATGCCGTCCCAATATCCTTTGTACATAATTCTCCAATCCTCTGCGTCCATCTTGTAGAATCTAGCAATAGAATCTTTGTCCGAGCCAAATTGTGACCGCCATGATGCCCATGTAATTCCCTTGTTAGTATGCGTACCGCTACCATCAGGAACGCAATTCTTACTAGCACTATCGTTAGTATCCTTGCTCAATCCTCCTTCCCATCGGAGAATGTATTCAATGTTTGCGTTTTTAATATCTGCCATTATTTTTTTACAAATTGTTTATAGTGGAATATGGATGCCCAAGTAAACAAACAAGCGTATCCAACATTCATGATTATTTCTGCCGTTGGAGGATAACTCATATACAAGACATTCCATAGCCCCATAACCGCAGGTAACGCCAATCCTACCCTTAGCAATATCTTCTCTGCTAATGGAAGTTTGTCAATCCTGCTAACCTCCCTGCCGAATACGAATATATAAAAAAGCGTAGCGTTAACGCATACCAATAAATTGGCTAATTCATTTATTACTTGCATCATTTCCATCTTTTACTTTTTCTTTATAAAATCTTTTACTTATTGCCTCTACTCCCTTTAATCCTAAAAACCCAAGAATAAAAGCAACTCCATTTTCATACTTGGTATTTTCAATCTTTAGGATTTCCATTACTACGGGAGTCAGATAATTAGCCGATGCCGTTCCCGTAACAATGGCAAACAATGATTGTTTCAAATTCTTTGCTCCTTCCTTTCCTAAAAACAAAAGTGAGCCAAACAACCCTGCAACGGATTGCATTATGTTAATTCCAATTTCGTCTAAAAATGTTTTCATATCTCTTCATGTGGTGTTGTAGTAGTATTTGTAAGTTCGTTAAATGTCAAGGGTAATTTTATTGAATAACTTCAATATTTTCCGTACCATATATTTCGCATAACTTTTCTACCACTGCATTAATAAGCAATGTTTCAGCCGTTTCCGTTTTATAGGCTTGTTCGGTTAATTCGGCTTGAAATACTTGGTCAAAATCGGCAACTCCTTGTAAGGGTTGCAGCCCTTGTTCATATGCACTTTCAGATGCATAAATAAAAGTTGCAATTTGACTTGGGATTAATCCTTCTTTTAAATCTTTAACACTTGCGTAGCCTTCTGCAATTGTTACTACTGAACCACTTGGTACACTTATACCGCTATTCAAATTTACTGTTGTGTTTATTTTAATATACATAATTTTAAAAATCTATCCATGATGTGCCGTTGTAATACGACATTTGATTTAACGTTGTATCATACACTTGTAATCCTGCCGCAGGTGATGCAATTGCGTTCTTTTGGGTCGTGGTCATTCGGGGTGGCAGGAAGCCTTTGGTGCTGCTTGATATGTCAAGTTGTGCAGATGAATTTGGAGATGTATAAGATGACGCAACACTTATTCCATTTATTGCTTGTAATTGCATTGTATTTGCCCCACTTGACCTTGTGTTACCCGCTAATAGTATTTGAGGACTTGAAGGAATTGAGAAAACTGCCCCTAACATTAATTCGCTTCCGCTATCATTAGCAAAAATAGACCCCCACCCTAATTTCAAAGACCTTGTTGCAACTGATGGATGTAATACATTGAAATTACCTCGTGCATTAGTAACACTATCGTCAGTCACCTTCAACACCTCCGTCCCCGAACTATTCTGCACCAATAAAGAAGTAGTTGCAGATGTTGAGCCACTACCTTTAATGTGGAGTTGGGCGGTTGGGGTTCCAAATTGCCCTAAATTCATTCCAAGTCCACTACCAGCAAAAGTGTAGTAATTTGTTCCCCCTTTGCTAATTTGTAACCATTTATCATTATTAAAATACGAATAAATGTTTGCACCATAACTTGATGATATTGGTAAATTTGGGCGCAACTTCAAACCACTTGGTATTTGACCACTTGAATCACTTCCACTTAATTGCAATTGCTTGGCTGTATTATCCCAAAATAGATTAGAATCACTTGCAAAGGCACTACCATCACTAAATTGGATTAACCCTGCACCTCCACTTGGATTTGCCTCTATGCTAATATCACCGCTACCAAGTAAGGACGTGGAGTTTATTGTTTTGATGTTAGTTCCTGAAACAAGCGTTTCTTGTACCGCAACGTCACCACTACCTAACAAAGAGGTAGAATTTATTGTTTTTATGTTTGTACCACTTACTAAATTATCTTGCTTTGCGTCTAAAGCACCTTGTAAATCAGTTTGATTTGATAAAGTGCCTCCAATTTCCCCCCAATCTTGGGAAAACCTTGTCGCTAAATCTTGGATGTATGATTGCTTCGTTACGTTTGCACTTGCATCCACAATGGGCATTACATCGTCATCCGCAAAAGTCGTTAGTATTGGTAAATCTGTTATTTTCTTATTGCTCATAATTTAAAATTAGTGAATCCCCTAATTGAGTTAATAATGCTACGTCTTGTTGTAAATATCTGTCCCAATATGTCGAATACTCAAGGACGTTTATATTATCTAACGTTAAATAATCATTCTGTTGGGTTGTTAAAAATCCCCAAAACGGCTCGGTAGATTGCAAATAATTAGAATCCTGAGTAATTAACTCCCCATCTACATCTATTCTAAATGCAGTTGTTGGGTAAACCATTATGCCATTCTTATACATTCGAACGATAGGTTTACCATCGTAGTATATTTGTTCCGCTTCTATTCCCCTATAATTAAATGACATCGTCCGTAATTATATATAATGTGTTTGGGTCTATTTCGGGTAAAGCCTCGTATTCGCTTTGTGTTAATGTATCGATGTTTTCAGAACCTCCCGAAGTTTTTAAAATTAAGTCATCATCTGCTATGCCTTCTTTCCACCAATACTCCTCAACCACATCGCTACCAATACCAATGGTTAGCCCCTCATATCTGCGATATGATGGAACTTGCGTTAATGCAGTTGAGATATCCGCATATGGTCCAAATCTCGAATCAATCGGTTTTGGAAATTGCGTATCAAAATTATCGTTTAAAGTTGCTGACATTACTCTCTTAATTCCATGCTACCACTTGTTGTGGTTGCATAATTTGAAACATAAAATTTAAAGGTTTCTTGGTACCTATCCGTAATTAACTCGAATTGCGTAGGACCTCCGAATAAGTCATCTTCTCCCCCAATGCTACCTTGGTTAACATGAGAAACAAACCAACTCGTTTTATTCTGATATTGGCTTTCATATGCAAACCACAAATATTGCCCTTGAGCAAACCAAACTATATCAATAACTCCATTTGGATATTCATTAATAACATTGGCTTGTCCTTCGTTTACAAGGGTATTTATTTCCGATGCGGTTATAGGCGTATTGGATACTCCCCAATAATAGGGAATTAGGAATTTTGTGGTTTCTCCCGTAATCCTTCCAATCCCTTGTGCCCACAATGTTCCATCGCAACATTTTTTGGAGTACGTCAAAGTATCCTTACAAAGGCATCCTCTATCATTTGACTTAGGCGATGTCCTACTTGGGTTATCAAATTTCTTCCTCATCTAGATTTTCGTATCACAAATGAAACAATCAAGAATAATCCTAATCCTAGCAAAACCCATTTAGTATAATTAGGTCTCTCCTTGTATTGAATAATCGGTACTTCTATTTTTTCAGTGTACCGAATAGTATCCTGCTTAATCTCAGTTTTAACAATAAATCGATTTTTGTATTTGTATATTACAACCTCCGATTTATCATTCTCAAGGGTAATGGTATCTATTTGTTTGGCTACAAAAGTATCATGATATATTATCGAATCCCTAACCAATAATGTATCGATTGTTTTTATCTCCTTTTGGATTAAAAGAGTAGGGTCTTTTTTCAAGGCTTTTTCTAAATGCCATTGTGCAGAACATCCCGATAACAATATAGCTAGGAATAATAGCCTCATTTTTCGCTTACGTTTATCTTTTTAGGCTTTCTCTTGGGCTTTTGTACATCTTCCTCTATATCTCCCTCAAAAATATGTTTAGAGTCCTTAAATCGCTTTAAAATCATTTTCTGAGTTTCTTGCGTTTCTTTGTTCAATTCGGAAATTGTTACAAACAGAATCCCTTTATCTTTTGCGGAAACATTCGTAAACCATGGAGTTTTAGGATTTGCCTCTGTTGAGCCGTCAGGCTTAACATATAGTTGCCATTTATCTCCCTTCCCCTCTGAATAGGTCACTCTGAGTTCCGTTATTTTTCTTGGTTTCATTCTTTTTCAGTTTTGAGTAATACTTTTTAAGTTTTTCTAGCTTATCCTTTTTAGGCTTATATGTCCTTTTTACAGATTCCATGAAACATAATTATTTGGATTCGTTGATGGATATTGCCCGTCGTTTTGGTTAGCCGTATATTCAGGAAATAGGCTTGGGTAATATGTTAAATAGCTAATTAATCGATGACGATATGTTTCTGCTATATCCCTCTCCCTTTTTACTAATGTGCTTATTTCTGCCTTATCAGGTAACTGAGTATCTTCGGGAGAATTTCTCAATATCCCTGCGTTACTGATTTCATAACCATGAAATTGCAGGAAATCTGCCATCGCATAATGTATTAACATAGGTTGTACATATTGCAAAAGCAAAGTTTCATAATTGCCCGTTATTGTATCAGCTCTAACATCCGTTAAAATCTTATCATATAGCTTTGTTCCTAGAACTTCTTGCACCTCAATGTCTTGAGCTACTTTGATAAATGGAGATATCTTATCTACATCTGTATTCCCGTTAAGGGATGTATACTTGAAGATATCATCATTCGTTACTAGTAATACTGAATCGTTTGCTATCATTACTTATTTTTTAAACTTCCTCGATTTGGCATATCAATAGGTTTTGTATTGGCTTTCCTCCATGATGGTGGGCTAAATGGCACACCCTCCGCATT